ATATCTGCTACTTTATTTTTAACTGCAGTCCCAACAGTAGTATTCCCAGCTTTAGAAATAACTTTTCCTGCATTACCTAAAATAAGATCATCTAAAAGTCCTGGTATTCTTGCACCTGCTGATGTTACTTTCATACTATTTATTAAAGGTATAGGTGCAGCAATACCTAAAAAAGTATTACCATAATCTTGGGAACTTTGTTTTTGTTCTTGACTAGCGTACATTTGATTAGATGCTCCACTTATAAATTGTAAATTAGGATTATTACCTGTAAATTTATCATAGTAATTACTAACAGTGCCTCCTGAAGTATTACTATTTGCCACTATTTGTTGAATTTGTTCCAACTTAGTTAAAGGTGTTTCTATTGTTGGGATATTAAAATTTTGAGATACATATGTAGAAGAAGCTTCTGCTGTATGTAATCCTCCATGAGATTTTTTTGTATTTGATTTATTTTTCCAATTTCCTTCCCTAGCAAAATCAATCATTTCTTGTTTAGTATCAAACTTGTATAGTTCACTTCTCTTTTTTGCTTCTTTAGCGTTACCTTTAAACCAGTTACCTTCTTCATCTTGAAATATACTTGGCCAAGCAGTTAAATTATTATCATCAGACATTAAGTGAGTTGAATGCGGTTGTCCTTCATACATTGGAGTTTGTGAAAAGTATTCAGTATTTCTAACAGGATCAGTAATGACTGCTTTCTTATTTACTACATAAGTACTACCATCTCTAGATTTTACTCCTCCTTCTTTAGCTAGTTGAGTAGGTAAAGATGCAGTGCTATCTACTAAATTAGATGGTAAAGCTGGTGTAGTTTCTAAGTCTACATCTACAGGTTGAGGTGATTGTGGAATATTAATAGGTTCCTGCGTAGGAGAAGAAGTTTGCATAGGTTCATTAGAAACCTGACCTCTAAGTGCTGCAATTATATCTGGAGAGTCAGAAGTTTTTACTTGTTCTAGTATAGCTCTTCTATCTTTGTTTGTTAGCATTTTTGTTTGCTATTTCTTTTTTACTTTTTATGTCTTCTCTTTTAACTGCATTAGAATCCATATCTCCTTGCATTTTTAATTGTAATTCTTGTTCTTTTAAAGCTAGTTCTTGTTTCTTAATTTCAAAATCTTGTATCATCTTTTCTAGATTAAGAGAGTTAGAGGCTGTTTGATCTTTAGACTCTGCACTTATCAAGGCTATCTCAATATCTTTTTGTCTATCTTTTTCTCTTTCAAGATTTTCAGCTTCTAATTGCATTTGTTGAGCTTCTAACTGTTGTTGTTGCATTTGTTGCTGTGCTTCTTGTTGAGCTTGTTCTAATTCAGCGTTTGCTTTATCTGCAATTTTAAGATTCTTTTTAATTTGTGTAAAGCTATCAGAATCTAACATCTCAGCTATATCTCCTGGCTTAGCACCATTTTGCATCATAGCTTGTGTTAATCCTTTAATATTTTGTAATTTTTCTTGATCTTTACCAGCATCAGAAACAAATATACCGTAATTAGACTCCATGTGCTGTAGACTATTTATATCTAAGAAGTCAGTTGTTCCGTCAGGTAACACAAACATTCCTCGCTTACCTGTTATCCATGCTTCTTTAGAATAATCTAATAATGCTTGGAAATCTCTTTGTTCCATTCTTTCAAACTTTCTAAATAGATCTTCTGTAATATGTGAAGATTGTAATATAGCTTGTTGTGAAGATGCTTTACCTTCATATGCTCCAATCTCACCTTGTCTTTGTCTACTTACTCCAGATATTTTTTCCCACTCTACTAAAATAGAATCTAGTAAAGTAATGTATTGACTTATAGTTTTTATAGACATATCCATAACAGATTGGTGTTGTGGATTTAATTGTATACCTTCTTTGTTATAATCTACCCAAGCAATACCTGTACCTTCTACATAGTACATAAATTTATCCATATCCCATTTTTTAGGGATCATATTAATATCAAACTGTGCAATTATATCTTTACTTCTTGCTATTGCAAGTTCTAATCTATATTTGTATATATTATAATTTAATTGGTAAGGTATACCAAGTTTAACTAAAGATATATTTTTAGAATTTGTATCTGAGTATCTTCTACCGTTAATAGGTAGTTTACATTTAGAAGGATTCTCTAAAGACATTCTTTGATTAAGAATTGGGTTTATATTTACATAAAATCTACCATCTATTCTTGTCCCTTCCCATACTTCGTTAACCCATTTAAATTCTAGATTACCTCCTAATTCTTTTATTTCTGGAGGCATTTTAAACCCATCTTCAACTTCTATTTCCTCAACTTCACCTGTTTCTGGATCTATATAACTTAAAAATCCTATTTTTTTCCTAGATTTCCAATATACATTTACAACTTCTACTAATCTATTCCTAAATGCATTTGTATCTTTATTTGCTGAGTTAGCATACAAAAAAGAAATGTCACTTTCAGAATGTCTTGGTTCTTCTAATTCTAAAATTTGTTGTTCTGTTAAACTATCATAATAAGCATCAATAACTGTAGATGCATGTACATATTTTCTAACTAATGCCCAATCTCCGTCTTCTACAAATTCTAAATCTGGATCAAGGTCATAATCTACATCTAACGGATTTAATATTTCATAAAAAGGTTCACTATTTCTTACACCTCTATGTGTGTATGCTTCTCCAGTAACTAAATAATGAAACCAAGCTTTTTGTACTTTATCATATACTTCTTGCTCTTGAAATATATAATTCATAGCTTGTTGTCCTAAGACAGCTCTATTATCAATGTAATTCATTTCAAACATATCAGCTATATGCTTAGGTGTTGGTATCTCATCCATATTTGCACCCATATCTACGCCTTGTGCTTGTACTTCTTGTAAAAACTTTTGTCTTAAATTTTTAGCTATTGCCTCAGATTTTTGTTGCTCTTTCATAGTGATAGCATCTGAGTTTTGAACTGTAACAGTATAATTGAGAGGTCTTTTAGATTTTTCCCCTAGAAGAAGATCAATTATGGGTTTGATAATAGGGTAATTACGCATTTCAGAAGGGAAGTTCTTACGAGATTTTCCGTAAGGTTTTAGTACGTAATTATAATCAGCCTCGTCAATTACACCGTTATAGTAATCATATAATATTTTTAAATCGTCCTTTTGTTTAGAGTGGCTAGATCCAGAACTAGAGAGATCTATAAATGCTTCTACACATTCTTCTCCCCACTTTTTATTTTTTTTAGTAATCGAAAGCTTTTGCCTCGGTATTTTATCGTATCCCATAATTTACAAATTTAATCATTTTTACCTCTTGTTTTTACTGCAATATTAATTACCAGAGTAGTATTATAAATATACCACTACAAGTAATTACATATATCATATAAACTATATTTTAAAGTTAGCTCTTCTCCTGCTTCTACTTTACGTAACGTTTTTATTACTTTATAATGATAATCTTCATCTTTTTCTAATAATTCACAATTAGCATCATCATTATGATTAATAAATCCACCTAATGGTGTCCTAATATAATTGTGCTGAAAATTTGGATCATAAATGTGTGTAATACCTATAACAACCTCTCCCGGAATATCTTCTTTTGCTAGGATCCCTGCTCCATGTATGTTTGATGGTCCAATCGCCAAGTATTCTGGTAGAGGGTTATAAGGTTCACAATCTTTTTTCTTATTCATATTAATAATAGTTTTGTTCGAACCACTTATCTGTAGCTCTGTCTTCTAGTATGTCTTTAACTTCAGCATTATAGAGTTCCCTTGTGTGATACATCCCAATCATTAATGACATTACACGGTCAAAGTTACCACTATGATTAAATTTAATTAATTCTGTTAGCAAAGCCGGATCATAGATTTTGTGTAAATTTAATAATTTTTTTCCTGTATCATTAGTACTCCTAACTGTATTTAACCAATCTCTTATATATATCTCACCTTGACGCTTTCTTGCCTCTGTCATATGCATCCCATACTGCCGTTTTACGTTCTTACTCCTTAATTCTTTTTTGTCTAACATCTCAAACTCTTCTTGTAGTTTATGCATCTTTCTAAATCGTTTTGCATAAGCTATTACTTCTCCCCTGTCATTCTCAAATCCAATTTTACAACCATAATAATCTGCTAACATAAACAAATTTCTGTTATAATCATCTTGCGTGTGTGGTCTCCCTACATATGATGCTACAACTATATCATCTGGTTGTGATAAATTATTAGGTCTTTTTAAAACATATGCTGATCCTAAAGACATAGAATCTGCAGATTGATTTTGACCATAAGGGTCATGACAAATTACATATAGATTTAATGGTACTTGTTGTTCTTGATTTTTATATGGGGCTTCATATATTACAACTGCCCCTGTTTTATCATCATCTTTTCTATGTGGGTATTTAATTATAGGTTTTAAATCCCCATCTATTTTAAATTTAACTTTTCCGTCTTTATCATGATAAAAAGTACCCGCTGTACCTATTGCTTGTAAATTTCTAGCTTTTACATTATTATATTGTTCTTGTAATGATGCAATATCAAATAAATTAGCTGTTACTTGTAATGTTGCTTCTTGAGGTGAGAAAGGATGCTCAGCTATATATTGGTCTAAAGATTTTGCATCTGCAGCACCCTTTTTCTTTTCCCTCATTTGTTCTTCGTACTCTGTTGCTTCTTGTTTTATAGAATTACCATCATCATCTATAAATCCATCTAAATTCTTTTGTATAGGTATAAAATATCCACATCTTGTACCCATTGCACCTTCATCCCATACATTTTCATAATCCATACAATCATATGCTGCTGGATTATAAAATATTTCTTCCATAGCTTCAAAATCAGATCCTTCTGTACCACCTGTACCAAAAGCTACCATCATACCTAATGTTTTAGCACCTTGTCTCATTGTTGGCATTGTTACCTCCCATGCTTTTAACAATCCTGGGAATGATCCTGCTTCTTCAAAGAAAACTAGCTCACCTGCCTTACCCCTTACTTTATCTGGGTTATCTTTTAGTGATACTCCTATTATTTGAGACTTCATACCCATCTCTATCTCCATTCCGTTTACTTTTTTCTTATATCCAGACATTTTGTGCATCTCTCTGTCTCTTAGCCTAGGTTGAGCCCATGCAGTATGGTCATCTATAAAAGATAAAAACTCCCAAGCTTTTGAGAGTAGTCCATCACCAATTAAAAATTCTTTAGAAGATGCAAATACAAAGTTTTTACTATTCCTGACAAAAAAGTAGTTTCTAGCAAGCATAGATCCTGCTTTGTAAGAGTATCCCTTACGTCTTGCTTTTAAAACTATCATATGTTTATTCTGTGACCTAGCTTTATCTATTTCATGGAAATACTCATAGTCTCCATCATAAAATCTAGGGAATGTACGCTCACGTCTAGCCTGTAATGTACCATCTGGCATTAATTCATCTACAGCTCGATCAATAGGACAATAATTTAAGTAGAAATAGTGAAATCCAGTAACATGTAAATCATCTATTGTATAACCATACATACATCTCTTATGCTCTTCATCCCAAAACTCATAATACTCTCTTGTTCCGGGAAGAGCAGATGTATAGTGACCGCTAGCTAAAAATTTAAGGGCTCCTGGCCTAACTTTGTCTGTTTCTTTAAGCATTTATCTTTTATCTTAACTAAATGAGCACATTTCTCGTATTCTTCTGTACTTGTAAAATATTCTATTACAACATCTATTACATCTGGACTTCTACCATCAGTTTGCAAAGGATCAAAAGGTAAGGGAAAATCTTCTATGTCATCACTCTCTAAATCGTAATAAAAGTCATCAACAGTTTTTTTCTTAGTTATTAACAGGTAAGCATTTTGCATTGCTCGTTCATAAAGCTCTAAATCTTCTAAAAAATCCATTACATACTATATTTGTTTACTTCAATTCCTCCTCTATTAGTATTAGCTGCTTGTTCTTCTTTTTTAACTATCTCTTCTAAGTTTCTAAGACCATCTACTACTTTACCCATTTTTTCTAAGTTACTAATTAAATCTTTTGCGTGAAAAATAGGTCTACCATTATCATCTGCTAAAGTTAAGTCTATATCTCTTAAGTATTTTTCTAATTTTATAATAGATTCTCTTGCTGCTCTTAATAACCTAACAGCTGAGGTTTCAATTAATTTATCATACTTTTTACAAGCTGCTAATACTTTTGGACTTGGTTTAAAGTTTTTCTTTTCTCCAAATATACTATTTTTTACTTCAATCAAACGTTGTTCCCAAGCGTATACAGAAAAAGGTGATTTATGATCTGTAGTAAAATAAACAAAAGCTAATTCTTTTTCACTTAAATCTTTAAACTCAATTACAGTTAAAGCATACGCACTAGGCATAGCTTTATTATCTATTATGTGAATTAAATCATCCCTTAGACTCATCTTTTAATTTATTTATATATTCTACCCGTTTAGATTTTACAGAAAATTTACCAAAGTATGGTAATCGTATCATTTCAAATTTTCCTTGTTTCATTATCTTTTCTACAAATTTAAACTGATGGTTTACTATTTCTTCTACCTTTTTTAGAGGTAAATTGTATTTAGTTGCTATCGTTTGTATTATCGCCTTCTTGTCTTTCGCCATCTAGTATTTGTTCTTTCCATTTTGTTGGTTTATCTGGACATGTAGTTGTTTTCCATTTTGCCTTATGCTCTAATAAGCATCCACATAATCCACATCTCATTTTTTCTTTAATTAAGTGCTCACAACTATTACAAGCTTCTAATCTTTGTACATAATCTTCTGTTGTTACATTTGGGGCACCTTCTGCTATATATGTTTTTAATTCTCTTGCAAAAGAGCTAATCATATTGAATATATTAGGAGTTTTTTGCTCTGGATTATTCATAATAATTTATTTTTATAGTTAAGCAGTTCCCCATTGTATCTTGTAGAATTATAATTTCTATATCTTCTATTTCAAAATATGATGGTACTATTTGATCAAATATCTTCATTATTATTTATTTATTGTCATTTCTACAGAAGATGTATTAGGATTTAATAAGTTATTTAACTTATACTTAGAATCTTTTTTAGATACTACTCCTTTATCTTTAAATCTTTTAATATAATTGTTTAAAGTGTTGTAATCCTTAATACCTACTATTCTTGCTACTTCTTTCTTGTTTCTTACACTACAAAAGTTGTCTTCTTCTGTAATTATCTGTACATCTATAAATGCAGATAGTATTTGTAGTCCTTTTTCTGTTAAATTAAAAATACCATTCCACAATTGTACGTATTTATACGTAGTATCTATAGTTACTGTTATTTTTCTTTTCATTTTTTCTTAATTTTTGCAATACCATCTGCTATCTCAATAATAGATGTTTTAGATTGCTTGTTAAACTCTACTATATAAGGTTCTATTTCTGCACGACTACTCATAAAAGACAAGAACACTTGTAATTCTTTTATTAACAGTTCTGTATTTTCCCTTAACTCTGCAGTTTTTTTAGCTGAGTCTACTAAATTATGATAATCTTCTAAACTTAGGGTAACTTGTCCTGTTACCACTTACCTAATATTTGATGTTCTGATATAATTAAATATAACTTATCATCAATCTCTGTTCGTGCAGCTTCTGATCTAGGATCTACCATTACAATATCACCTTTTTCTACAAAATTACAATGAGGTCCAACAGCAAGAGCTTTTAATACATTAGATCTTTTAGCATTTGCATTTGCAGTTGCTTCATCTAAGATTATACCTGATTCTGTCTCTTTAATTACTGGGTCCGGTAGGACAATCCAGCTTCCACTTGGTTTAAAATTCATATCTATATATTTTTATGCAAATATATAAACAAATTTTTTACAATTCCAAATGTTTAGAAAATTATTTTTTATTTAAGGTAGGCTCAGTTCTTTTAATATTAGGGAAACCTTTAAAACTTGTATCTTCTTCTTGCATGTATTTACCGCATTCACATTTAGATTCAATTGTACGCACCTTTCCGTCAATAACTTTAATAGTTAAAATAGATAGTTGTTTTGTGTTTCCACATTGACATATATATTTAGGCATTGTAAATTAGATATAGTTGTCCCCCTTGAGGCATTTTTTCAAGTTGTGATTTCACTCTAGCAGTGCTTCTCATTAAGAGACCAAAGGATACTAAGACTGGTGTTAATTC